GGTCGGGCGTTATCACCGAAGATTTAGGTACTCAGCTCGGCGCATGGCTCAGCGAGGGTGCAGAGCCCGACAGATGTGAAGAATGCGGCGCTGTCATTATGCCGACACCTAAGCATACGGTAGCGGAAATGGTTGAAAGCTCGGTTGCAAAATTCGGCAGAAAGCTGTGCATAGCGTGTGCAAAGAAGGAGGTCGAAAAGCAGAATGCCGCTAAGACCGTATCAGAGTGAGCTTGTCGAGCAGACAAGGCAGGCGTGGCGTGAGGGTTATCACGCTCCCTGCATTGTTCTCGGGTGCGGCGGCGGTAAGTCGGTGATAGTAGCAGAGATAGCACGGCGGACTACATTCAACGGGAAAAAGGTATTGTTTCTTGTACACAGGCAGGAGCTTGTTCAGCAGATAATAAGGACGTTCATACGCTGGGGCGTTGATATGAACTACTGTGACGTGATGATGGTGCAGACGGCAGCACGGCGGATAAAAAAACTGTCAAAGCCTGCGCTTATCATTACAGACGAAAATCACCACAGCCTTGCGCTGTCGTACAAGAAAATCTATGACGCTTTCCCCGATGTGCTTCGTGTGGGGGTAACGGCAACGCCTGTCCGCCTGAACGGTGACGGTTTGGGTGATGTCAACGACAAGCTGATAATCGGGCCGTCTACCAAATGGCTTATTGATCACAACTGTCTTGCGCCGTATGACTATTATGCACCGTCCGTAGCCGACTTATCGGGGCTTCATATCAAAATGGGCGAGTTTGTTACGGCGGACGTTGAAAAGGCAATGATCAAAAAGGCTGTATTCGGTGATGTTATCGGATACTACAGACAGCTTGCAGACGGTAAGAAAGCCGTCTGCTACTGCTCAAGCGTTAAGCACTCGCTCGCTACCGCCGAAGCGTTCCGAGAAGCAGGCATAAACGCCGTACACATTGACGGTACAACTCCCGATGCAGAGCGTAATCGCATTATTTCGGATTTCAGAGCAGGACGGATAACGATACTTTGCAATGTCGATTTAATATCGGAGGGCTTTGACGTTCCCGACTGCGAATGTGCGATATTGCTCCGTCCCACTCAATCTCTTACGCTGTACATTCAGCAGTCAATGAGATGTATGCGCTATCGACCGGGCAAGCGTGCGATAATTCTTGATCATGTCGGCAATTACGCACGCTTCGGAATGCCCGATGATGACCGTCTGTGGTCGCTCGAAAAGCGCAAGCGCAACATAAAGAAAGAAGCTGCGGAGAATGCCGAAAAGGTGAAACAGTGTCCCGAATGTTACTATACATTCGGAGCGCCGCCGCCCGGTCAGCCCTGTATCTGCCCTCACTGCGGATATGTTTTCCCGGTAAAGAGCCGTGAGATAGAAACAAGCGAAAGCACCGAGCTTATTCATATCGAGGGCTTCAGGCTGGATTTCAGCAGTCCCGATGATTGTTCATCCTATTCCGATCTGCTTGCATACGCAAAGAAGAAAGGGTATCAGAGGGGCTGGGCGTTTTACGAAGCAAGAAAGAGAGGTTTTATCTATTGACAGAAGAACACAGTATCCAGAATGCTGTCAGACGTGTTTTGTCCGAGAACGGTTGTGTGATATTCCGCATTAACGTCGGCAAGGGCAGAACATTTGACGGCAGATATTTTGACACGGGCGTACCGGTCGGATTTTCAGACCTGTTCGGCGTAAGGCAGTCGGACGGAAAGGCAATATTCATAGAGGTAAAGACAAAAACGGGACGTATTCGCCCCGAACAGAAGAATTTTATTGAAAAAATGCGTCGTTCGGGTGCTGTTGCAGGTATATGCAGAAGCACAGAAGACGCAATAAGACTTATAACGGAGGATAAATAATATGGCATTTTCACAGAACAATTCAGCGGCTACGAGTGCGCTCAAGCCCGAAGGCAGATATGAAACGATAATCACAAGCGTAGACGAGAAAACATATAAGAGCGGCAGTACATCGCTGAGCTTCAGACTGACGATAAGGAATGATATTCCGGAGCAGAAATACGGCAACGCCTGCTTGTTTTATCAAATATGGAAGGCTAAAGAGCCTACAAAGGAAGACCTTGCGGTAAACGGTTATACGTTCGGCAGACTTATGGCAGTAGGCAAGGCCGCAAAGCTCACTGACGGCAAGGAATACAAGGATCTTGCGGAATACTGCGACGATCTTGTCGGCAAGTGTGTGATAGCTGTAGTAAAGCACGAAACGGACGATAAGGGCACCACAAGAGAAAAGGTAAGCTATCTTGAACCGACACAGCACCCCGACTGCAAGCATAAGTTCAAGACCGCCGTGACCGCCGATACCGTATCAGCGCCGAAAAACGAGAGCTTTGCGGCAACCACAACAACGGAAGCAGTTACGGAAGATGACGGTGACTATCCGTTCTGATGGGGGAAATAATGTACGAATATATTCCCAATGAGCTTAAAAAGCTCTCAAACTGGGTGTGCTGGCAGGCTGTACCCGATGAGGCAGGCGGTAAGATAAAAAAACTTCCGATCAATCCTCATACGGGCGAACTTGCCCGCTCCAACGATCCGTCCACATGGTCGGATTTCAATACGGCTGTAGCGGCTTCGGCAGGTTTTGCAGGTGTCGGATTCATGTTCGGAAACTGCGAGTATTTCGGTGTGGATATTGACGGAGTGGGTGACGAGATAGCCGCATTCAAAACCGGCGAAAACAACATTATCACCGAATTTATAACAACACTCCAGTCATATACCGAGCTGTCGCAGTCCGGCAAAGGCATTCACATAATCTGCAAAGGAAACCTGCCGAAGCAGGGTCGCAGACGAGGCAATGTCGAAATGTACGAAACAGGCAGATTTTTCGTTATGACGGGCAATCCGTGCGCCGAATATATGGATATAAACGAATGCACAGAGGCTATCAAGGCGTTGCACGAAAAGTACATAGGCGGAGGGCGTGAGCCTTCCGCTGTACCCCGTGCTTATGTGCCGGCACTTCCGGCAACCGCAAATGATATTATAACTCTCGCCGGAAAAGCAAAGAACGCACCACGCTTCAATGCGCTTATGCAGGGCGATTATTCAGGATATGTGTCACAGTCTGAGGCTGATATGGCGCTTTGTAATATGCTTGCGTTCTGGTGCAGGTGTGATGCGGATATGATGGACTGTATATACAGACAGTCGGGGCTTATGCGTGAGAAATGGGACAGACGGCAGTCGGGCAGTACCTACGGTGCAATAACGATACAAAAAGCCATAGCCGACTGTGAGAAGGTATACGAACCGGCACAGAAATCACCGCAGTTTACGGCAAGGTTCACAGGTGAAAGCTCTGTTGTACACGCAAAGCTCGATACAGCACAGGACGAGCCTGTAAAGCTGTACACGTTTGACGATACAGGGAACGCAGAACGGCTTATAGACTTATTCGGCAAGGAGATCCGCTACAGTTATACAGACAAGCGCTGGCTGTATTATGACGGCAGGAAGTGGTGCTACGACAACAGCGGAACAATAGAGCGCATAGCCGATAAGGCTGTACTTGCGATGAAGGCAGAGGCTAAGGCATATGAGCAGATGGACGCTGAGGACGGCGGAGATATGGCAAAGAGCTTTGAAAAACACCTGAAATCAAGCCGAAGCAACAAATCGAAATCTGCAATGCTGAAGGAAGCACAGCATCACGTTCCGATAGTGCCGGCACAGATGGATAAGTACAAGATGGTGCTTAATACTCCGAGCGGTGTTCTTGACCTGAAAAGCGGTACGCTGAGTGAGCATAAGCCGGAAGCATATTTTACCCGTATCACGTCGGCGGAGTACACGAGCAATGCCGACTGTCCGCAGTGGCTGAAATTTCTTGACGAGATATTCGGCGGCGACAAGGACCTTATACGATATGTTCAGAAGGCGGTCGGCTATTCGCTGACAGGCTCAACGGCGGAGCAATGCGTATTCTTCCTGTACGGCACGGGCAGAAACGGAAAATCAACGTTTCTTGATATTATCCGTGCAATTATGGGCGACTACGCAAGCAATATCCAGCCGGAAACAATAATGGTACGCAGTAATCAGAGCAGTGCCATAAACAGCGATATAGCACGTCTTAAAGGCGCAAGGTTTGTTACGTCTGTAGAACCTAACGAGGGCGTGCGTATCAACGAGGGTCTGCTGAAGCAGCTTACAGGCGATGATATAGTTACTGCCCGCAAGCTGTACGGCGATGAGTTCGAGTTCAAGCCCGAATTTAAATTATGGATGGCGACAAACCACAAGCCGATAATCAGAGGCACAGACACAGGTATCTGGCGCAGAGTGCATATGATACCGTTCACTGTACAGATACCCGAAGAAAAGAAAGACCCACGTCTTAAATATAAGCTGTGCCGTGAGCTGCCCGCTATCTTCCGCTGGGCAGTAGAGGGGTGCGTACTGTATCAGGCTGAGGGACTGCATATGCCGAAGGCGGTAGTCGCTATGGTCAAGGAGTACCGCAGAGAGATGGATGTTATCTCCGCTTTTGTCGAAGACAGGTGCACAGAGGGCAAGGACTGCTATGCGCAGGCTAACGTGCTTTATGCGGCGTATGCGCAGTGGTGCGATGACAATAACGAGTATAAGATGTCAAATACGAAGTTTGGTGTTGAATTGTCGAAAAAGTATCCTAAGGTGCGAGCAAAAAACGGTAATTGTTACATCGGAATAGCTATAAGCTGAAAGGAGGGTGAAGGGTGGTGAAGGGTTTAAGGGTTTTTCTAACCTTTCATA